AAATAGAACAAACAAACACACATGGTGGTAAACGAGAGGGTGCAGGTGCGCCACTCGGAAACAAAAACTCTAGTAAATCCAATAGATTATACGCAGAAACAATCAAGAGGATTAATGTTCAGTCTGAAGGACAAGTAGCATATGACATTGCTATGGCATTAATTAATAAAGCAAAAGAAGGTGATATATCTGCTATAAGAGAGTTTGGTGATCGAGTTGATGGTAAATCAGTATCAACTACAGAATTATCAGGAATAGATGGTGCAGATCTTCCAATAGGTATTACAGTAGAGTATGTCAAACCTAAAGATTAAGGCACAGTTTCCTGAGATATTATCATTTCTAGCAGAACCATATAGATATAAGATCTTATTTGGTGGTCGAGGTAGTGGGAAATCATGGGGAGTTGCTAGAGAACTTCTAATACAAGGAGCAATGAGAGAGAATCCATTGCGTATTCTTTGTGCTAGGGAAATACAACGCTCTATTAAACAATCTGTTCACCAGTTACTATCAGATCAGATACAAGAATTACAATTAGGCGGGTTCTACGATGTCTTAGAGAATGAGATACGAGGTAGAAACGGCACTAAGTTTAGTTTTACCGGTCTTGCTAACAACACAGTAGAGAGTATTAAGTCATACGAGGGTGTTGATAGAGTATGGATCGAGGAAGCACAAACAGTTAGTAAGAAGTCATGGGATATTCTTATACCTACGATTCGTAAACCAGGATCAGAGATATGGGTAACATTCAACCCATCACTAGATACAGATGACACATACCAACGATTTGTAGTTAATCCACCTGAAAACAGTAAGGTCGTTAAGATTAATTATAATGACAACCCATTCTTTCCGGATGTGCTAGAACAGGAAAGATTACATAGTAAAGAGCATGACCCTGACTATGCAAACATATGGGAAGGTGATTGTAAGTCAGCAGTTGATGGTGCTATCTATGCTAAAGAGATTACAGATGCACAAGAACAAGGAAGAGTAACAAGAGTTCCTTATGACCCACAACTTAAAGTTCATATTGTTATGGACTTAGGTTGGAACGATAGTATGTCAATCATACTTGTGCAAAAAGGTGTATCAGATGTTCGTATCATTAACTACATCGAAGATGACCATAGAACATTAGACAGTTACTCTGCTCAACTACGAGACATGAGATACAACTGGGGTCAAATGTATTTACCGCATGATGGTCGAACCAAAGACTTTAAGCATGGTGTATCAGCAGAAGATATTATGCGAAGACATGACTGGGATGTTCGGATTGTTCCACGACTTGATATAGAATCAGGTATAAGAGTAGCAAGAATGAACTTCCATCGAGTTTACTTTGATACAAACACACAACGTCTCATTGAATGTTTAAAGCATTATAGACGTGGGATTAGTTCTACAACCAATGAACCAGGCGCACCGGTGCATGATGAGTATTCACATGGTGCAGATGCGTTTCGTTATTTAGCAGTATCTATTGAAGATATGACCAACGAGTCTTGGCACAATAGCGAGATACAATATTCTAATTTAGGAATCGTTTAATGAAATTAACACAAGAAGAAATAGTTGCTAAGATAGAGAACGAAGAAAGTATTGCGTATGGTATTAATGATGCGCAACTATCTACGGAACGTGCAGAAGCAATCCAATACTATTTAGGTGAACCATTCGGTAACGAAGTAGAAGGTCGTTCTCAAGTAGTATCTTACGACACTCAAGATACAATCGAAAGTGCTTTGCCACAATTACTCAAGGTGTTTGTTTCAGGTGACGAAGTTGTAAGATTTGAACCAAAGAATCCTGAAGATCAAGAGTCAGCAGACCAGGAAACAGATTATGTGAACCACGTTGTTATGGAAAAAAACAGTGGGTTTGAAGTATTCTATGTTTGGTTTAAAGATGCACTACTATCTAAAAACGGATATGTAAAAGCATACTATGAAGAAGAAGATGACATTGACGAAGAGTCATATGAAGGATTAACAGATGCACAACTTGATATGTTGGCACAAGATGACAATGTTGAAATTGTAGAACACACATCTTATCCTGATCCATCAGTAACACCAATGCCAATGACACCTCCGATGATGACTGAAGAACCTGAAGTCAAACCATTGAATGGTGAAGGTGTTGAGATTGACATGGAAATGCAACAGATGTTTGCACAACCAATGTTACATGACGTTAAGATTCGTATTACAGAAACTAATGGTCAAATTAAAATTAAAAACGTAGCACCTGAAAGCATTATGGTATCTGTTGATTGCAACGGAACAAACTTAAACAGTGCTAGATTTGTGCAACATCGTGAGTTAATGTGTCCTGAAGAAGTTGCAGAACAGTTCGATATGAAAGTAGAAGAAGTCGAACAGATTATGGCAGACACACAAGATGCGTTTGAATTAGAATCTAATGCTCGTGATATTTACCAAGAGCAATATGATCGTGCTGTAGATACAACAGACATTCTAGTTAAAGATACATACTATCGAGTTGGTGATGAACGTATGCGCTATGTTGTTATTGGCAACACAGTTATTTACGAAGAAGAATGTGACCATGTTCCATTTGCCTGTATATCTCCTATGTTAATGCCACACAGACACGTTGGTCGTTCTTATGCTGATTTAACTAAAGACATCCAAATGGTTAAGTCAACATTGATTCGTGGTCAATTAGATAATATGTATCTCTCTAACAATGGTCGTTATGCTATCTCTGATAGAGTAAACCTAGACGATATGCTAACCTCACGACCAGGCGGTGTGGTTCGAGTGCAAGGTGATCCAGGCAGTGCAATTATGCCAATGCAACACGCTCCGTTCCCTGCTACATCTTTCAACATGGTTGAATACATGGACAACATGAAAGAGAAGAGAACAGGTATTACTGCATACAATCAAGGTTTAGATAGTAACTCACTAAACAAAACTGCTACTGGTGTTCAGCAAATAATGAACGCATCACAACAACGATTAGAGTTGGTAGCAAGAACATTTGCAGAAACAGGTGTTAAAGACTTATTCTTACTTGTTCATAAAATGGTAAGACAAAACTTAACCAAACCTGACATCGTTCGCATTAGAAACAAATGGGTAGAGATTGATCCTCGTTCATGGAAGAATCGTAAAGACTTATCTATCTCAGTAGGTCTTGGTGCAGGTAACAAAGATCAGCAATTAATGCACTTAAACAACATTCTACAAATGCAAAAAGAAGCATTACAAGTTGGACTTACAGATCCAGGTAAAATCTACAATGCGTTAGCAAAACTTACACAGAACGCAGGATTTAAGAACCCTGATGAGTTTTGGAATGATCCCGCTAACAACCCAATGGCAGGACAACAACAACAACCTGATCCTCAACAACAATTGATTCAAGGTCAGTTACAGATAGAGCAAATGAAAGCGCAAGCAGATATGCAGTTAGAAGCGCAGAAGAATGATGCAGACATGAAGCAGGAGCAATTACGTTCACAAAATGATATACTTATAGAACGTGAGAAGATCGCATCTCAAGCAGAGTTGGAAAGATTTAAAGCACAACTTAAAGCAGAGACTGATCTTGCTATTGCAAACATTAAAGCACAAATGGGAATGTAATGAAAGATAAAGCACTTGAGGAAATCAAGCGTGGGGGTGAAGCAGAAAAGATACTGAGTAACAAAGTTTACCAGGAAGCATTTAATAAGGTTAGAGATAACATTGTTGATGCAATGCAAAACAGTCCGTTAAGTGATGAAACAACACATAATAGATTAGTGATTGCACTACAAACTTTGACTCAAATCGAGAAAGCACTGACAGACATCATGCAAACAGGCAAGATGGCACAGATACAGGTGCAAGACCCACGATAAAGAATTTGGGTAAGGGCAAACCCACTTTAGTAACATTATGCCTAATATAAAAAGGAAACATTATGAGTGACCAACCTAATATGGAGTCACCACAAAGTCGCTTGGAAGCGATGCTTGGTGATATTCAAGATGAAACTCTACAACCACCGGTTGAAGAGCAAGAAGAACCACAAGAAGTTGAGGAAGAATTAGAAGAAGAAGTCGGTGAAGAGGAAGTTGTAACCGAAGATTCTGAAGATGAAACCGAAGAAGAAGAACTAGAGACTGATGATGAAGTAGACGAAGAGGAATCCGATGAGGAACAACCTGTTGAGTCTGTTAAGTTAAAAGTTAATGGTGAAGAAATCGAGAAACCTCTTGACGAAGTCGTGGCATTAGCGCAACAAGGACTTGACTACACGAAAAAGACTCAGGAAGTTGCTGAGAAGCGTAAGGAACTTGAATCTTTAGAGAATCAAATCCGTATGCAGGAACAGAACCTTCAACAGCAGTCTATGCTGAACAGTGAGTTAATTCAAGATGTAGCGAAAATTACGGCACTAGACCAACAGTTATCCGAGTATCAAGACGTGAACTGGGAAGAACTGTCTGATAGTGATTTCGTAACAGCACAAAAGAAATTCTTTACGTTTAATCAGTTACAGCAACAACGCAGTAACTTGGTTTCACAGTTTGAATCCAAAAGGCAGGAAGCATTGAATAAACAGCAACAGATGGTTGCAGAGAAAGTTGCAAAAGGTAGAGAAGTCCTCGCTAAAGAAATACCGAATTGGAGTCAAGAGACTACCCAAGAAATTATTTCTACAGGCAGAGAAGATTACGGATTTACCGATGCGGAACTTAATGCAATTGTTGACCCTCGACACGTTAGAGTGTTGCACGATGCGATGCAATGGAGAAAACTTAAATCTAAAAATTCGGTAGTAAAGAAAAAGGTCAGTCGTGCTAAACCAGTAGTGAAACCTGGTTCTAAAGACCCTAAAAAAGTAGTCAACTCTAATGCTAAAAAGATGCGTGAACAATTACGTAAATCAGGTAGCGCAGAGATGGCAAGTAAATTAATCGAAGATATGATTTAAGGAGTAAACAATCATGGCAGTTTCAGCAACCAATGTCTATACCGGTGCAGGTATAGCAGAAGATTTTGAGAATATCATTTATGATATTTCTCCTGAAGAAACACCATTGTTATCAATGGCAAAAAGAACTAGCGCAGGTCAAACGTATCATCAATGGCAAACAGATGCTTTAGCATCAGCAGGCGCAAACAGACAGTTAGAGGGCGATGATGCTTCATACGCTACTCTTGCTTCTACAACAGTATTAGGTAACTACACACAGATTTCTCGTAAAACTGTAAACATCTCTAATACATATGATGTAGTTAAAAAATATGGTCGTAAGTCAGAAGTTGCTTATCAGTTAATGAAAGCAGGTAAAGAACTTAAACGTGACATGGAATTTGCATTAGTGCGTAACCAAGCATCATCAGCAGGTGGCGCAGGAACAGCACGTTCATCAGCAGGTTTAGAGTCATGGATCGGTGGTAACAGTGTTAAAGCAACATCAGCATCTACAGCAACTACACCAGGTTTCTCAGGTGGCACAGTTGTTGCACCTACTGACGGAACAGCAGGCACATTCGTTGAAGCAGATCTAAAATCAGCATTAGAATTAGCATGGTTAGATGGTGGTGAACCAACAACTATCTTAATGTCATCTACAAACAAAAAACTTTTCTCAGCATTTGCAGGTATCGCTGAAAAACGTCACATGGTAAATGGCACTAACGAAGCAATCATTACAGCATCTGCTGACGTGTATGTTTCTGATTATGGTAATCACACTGTTAAATTAGATCGCTTTATGCGTGACGAAGCAGTCCTTTGTGTTGATCCTGGTTATGTTAGTGTTGCTACATTAAGACCAATCACAAAAGAAGAACTTGCTAAAACAGGTGACTCATCTAAATACCTAATGACAGCAGAGTATGCTTTAGTGGTTAATAACCCTGATGCACACGCTAAAGTTCAAGGTGTTGGTGCGTAATCAACCTTAGTTTATAATAAGGGGGTGGGATAACTACCCCTTTATTTTTATATGGCAATTCTATTTGACAAAGATCCTTTAACAGGACTAACACAATATTACGATTATGATCCACTGAAGGATGAGCATCAGATTCATACTGTGCAAGATCCAACAGCATTAATCGAACAATTAAAACAAGTAAGAAATAACCCTGAGTTATGGAACAAGGGTGTAAAAGAGTCTTGGGCGCACTATGCAAGTATCCCGCCTATTGTAGAAATGCAATTAAAAGCAAAAGGTATAGACATCTACAACAAAGACCAAACAAAAGAATTACTAAAAGAAATAAATGAGAATTATCCGTTTCTAAAAACAACTACAAAGAAACATGGATAAAGACGAATTAAAGAAGGTTCAATTAGCAATTCATGATCTCATAAATCAAGAAGATTATGAAAGTGCTATGCCTTTAATATATGCAGTATTAGAGCATTATCCGGAAGATCCTCCGACACTTAACTTTCTAGGTTACATTTGGTTAATGGGTGATAAACCTGCATTAGCATATCAAATGTTTAGAAGAGCATTACAAGAGAATCCAGGCAATAAAGCATTATGGACATCACTTGGTCGAGCGTGTCATGAGATGGATATGCCTGAAGAAGCATTGCAATACTTTCTAAAGTCTGCTGAGTTAGACAATGGTTATGCTCAAGCATACAGTAACGCATCTGCTACACTTGTTCAGATGTCAGAATGGAAGAACGCAGAAGAAACCTGTAACCTTGCATTAGAATGTGATCCTAACGATTTAAACGCACAACTTAACCTAGCACATTGCTACCTGGCACAAGGTCGATGGGAAGAAGGTTGGAAGCAGTGGGGCAAATCATTAGGTGGTAAGTTTAGAAAAGAATACGTTTACCACGATGAAACACGATGGGAAGGTCAAAAAGATAAGAACATTGTTATATATGGTGAGCAAGGATTAGGAGATGAGATCTTCTATGCTAACTGTATTAACCAAGCAATAGATATAAGTAAAAAGGTATATATAGATTGTGATCCTAAGTTGCAGGGTCTGTTTAGACGTAGTTTCCCTAGTGCAGAAGTCTACGGAACTAGAAGAGATGAACATCCTTCTTGGATTTCAGATGCGACTATTGACCATCGTTGTGCTATTGGCGGACTACCGGAGTTCTTTTGGTTAGACTCTAAAGAGTTTAATAGAGAACCTTATCTAAAGGCAGACCCTGATCGTAGAACAATGTGGAGATCACTATTTGACTCATGGGGTAAGAAAGTAATTGGTATTACAACTCATGGCGGTCTAAAAATGACTAATAAAAAAGGTCGTGAATTAACACAAGAAGACTTACAACCATTACTAGACCAAGATTATGTCTTTGTATCATTAGACTACAATCCTGAAAAAAGACTAGATGGTGTGAAATACTTTGACTTTGCAACAATGTCTAATGACTATGATGATACAGCAGGATTGATTGCAGAACTCGATGCTGTCGTTGGTGTGAATACTACCGCATTACATTGTGCATCTGCATTAGGAGTCAAGACTATATGCTTAGTTCCTAAATGGCATCAATGGAGATATGCACATCCTAGTATGCCGTTTTATCGCAGTATGAGTCTTAAATACCAAGACGATAAGTCCTGGAGAGAAGTAATTGAATCAATTAATATCTGAAGAATATAGAGAGATGCAGGCAAAACTGCATGAGAACCCTAACTATGGTATTGCTTCTACTTACTTTGCACCCATTGTTGATGACATCTTATCAAGATTTAACATTACAGACTTATTAGACTACGGAGCGGGAAAGTTAAGACTGCGAGATAGCATAACAGTAGACGTTAATTACACTGCATATGAACCTAGCAATCCTGAATACGATAGCGAACCTGAACCAACAGAGTTTGTAACGTGTATTGATGTATTAGAACACATAGAACCTGAGTTACTTGATAATGTATTAGATGATCTAAAAAGAGTAACATTGAAGTATGGTTTATTTACTATACATACAGGACCGGCAGTAAAAACACTTCCGGATGGCAGAAATGCACATCTAACACAGCAACCATACACATGGTGGCAACCAAAAATTAAAGAACGATTTGACATAGTAAAAGAAATCGCTATGGATAATGGTTATCTTGTATTTGTAAAACACAAATAAGGACAATAAATGGCATTTACTAATTACACTACATTCGTAGCGACTGTAGCAAATTATCTTGGTCGAGATGATTTAACTTCAGTCATACCTGACTTTGTAGAACTAGGTCAGCATCGAATGACACGAGATTTGCGTGTGCAAGAGATGATAAAGTCAGCAACTGCGACTACAACCGCAGGTGACAACACAATCGCATTTCCAAGTGATATGTTAGAAATTAAAGATATTCATATAAATGGAACACCAAACTATCAATTAGAATATCAAACACCGGATCAATTTTATAGAAACGAGCAAACACACACATCAGGAACACCAAGATTTTATACGAT